TAAAATCAAGTCTCTTGTAATCGAGTTCATAATCAAATTCCTTCATTACCAAGTCTTAGCGTGAGTGTTTACTTCTACTGGTGTGTCAGTCTCAACATGATTATGTTCTATATTTTCAATGTTGATGTGTTCTAATGCATCTGCAATTCTTTCAAGTGCGTTTGCTATTCTGTTTGTGTCAATAGGGTTCATAATTAAATCCAATCTGATCTATCACATCCCCATCTTTTAACTTCCATTGAATGAAAACGGGTCTGCATGTATTCTATCACAGATTTGTAATCTGTGTTTGGTTTGCAAGAGAATAAATCGCATCTAGCAACATCATCCTCTGGCCAAGTGTGTATACTCATATGACTCTCTGCGAGAAGAGCATAACCAGTAACACCATGTGGTTGAAACTTGTGAGTGTCAACCTTTAATAATTCTAGTTTAGCAATCTTTGTTGCTTCTATCAAGGTCTCTTTAACATATTCTTCATCATCTAATGAAGAAGTTATAAGACATTGTTTTAAATCAAATAGTACGTGCTTCATAACCAATCTGGTTTTCTGGATGGGTCACGTAAATAATTAGATGCAACCCAAGGTTTGCTCGATATATAACGTTTGTAAGCAGTAAAAGTGTCAATGCTTGTGTCATATTTAAACTCGTCTGGTCCTGCGAATGCGAAAGATTTAGGATCATGATCTTGTGGTGGGAATATTTTGACAGCGTGTTCTATAGTAGATTGACAACTATGTCTTTTATTATATCTATGAGTATACTCATAGCATAGTGCGAGACCATGAATTATCAACCATGTCCAATTATCTTGTGCCCAGATGGTACAGGGATGACCTCTGAATGCACCTTTAGAAGTTTTATATGGTGTGCCATCTAACTTAGGTAAAGTACCAAAGTCATGACCCCATTCTTTAGATGCTACAATAGCAAGCATCTGACAAGTTTCAAGTGGCATCTTTACAATATGTTTATCTGGTAAACATTGTGCCGATGTAACTGCACTTGGATCAGTTACGAATATGTTCATAATAAAAATTTGTTACTTTTATTATAACACTAAATTTTAGTTTTGACTACTATTTCCAAAATAATCAGAACATGAACATACTAAATTACGATCACCATAAACATTATCAATTCTAGACACTGCTGGCCAAAATTTATTTTTTTGATTCATAGGATATGCTGCTTGTTCTCTTCCATATTCATATTCCCAAACGTTTGATGATATCATTCTTGAAGTGTGAGGAGCATTCTTTAATATTTGTTTATCAGTAATAACTTCTCTTCTAATCATTCCCATCGCATCTACAAATCTTTTTAATTCATCCAGTGATTCACTTTCAGTTGGTTCTACCATCATTGTATTAATAACTGGCCAAGAAAGTGTGGGAGCATGAAAACCATAATCCATTAATCTTTTTGCTACATCTTCTGCTGTAATACCATCTATACCTCTCATGTCAAATATACATTCATGAGCAACTCTTCCATGCTCTCCTTTGTATAATACTTTAAAATAAGGTTCAATTTCATGTGCTAACCAATTTGCTGTAAGTAAAGATATTTCACTTGCCTTTCTTAATCCATCTCCACCCATCATACGGATATACATCCAACTAATCGGTAATATACTGGCACTTCCTTGAACTGCTGCCGATACTCTTTGATTAATAAAAGGTGTTAAATGTTTTGCCACACCAATTGGTCCTACACCTGGACCTCCACCTCCATGAGGAATACAAAATGTTTTATGTAAATTCATATGACATACATCAGCACCATAATTACAAGGTTTTGCCAATCCCACCTGTGCGTTTAAATTTGCACCATCAAGATAAACCTGACCACCATTGTCATGTATGATTCTACATATTTCTTTAATTGTAGATTCAAATACTCCATGTGTTGATGGATATGTAATCATGAGAGCAGACAATTCGTATGTATTTACTATCGCTTTCGTTGCCAAATCTTTGAGATCAATATTTCCATCATCATCACATTTTACAGGAATTATTTCCATACCTGCCATAACAGCACTTGCTGGATTTGTTCCATGAGCACTCTCAGGTATTAAACATATTTTTCTTTTATCATCACCACGACTTTGATGATAATCTTGTATCGCAAGTAGTCCAGCATACTCACCTTGAGAACCAGCATTTGGTTGTATTGAAACTTCATCAAATCCTGTAATATCACACAACCATTTCTTAAGATCTTCAATAATTTTTTGATAACCTAAAGTTTGATTTTGTGGAGCAAACGGATGTATATTTGAAAAGTGATTCCAACTTACAGGCATTAGTTCCGCAGCCGCATTTAATTTCATAGTACAACTACCAAGAGGTATCATACCATTAACTAATGAAAAATCTTTTGAAACTAATTCATGAATATATCTCATCATGTTAGTTTCACTATGATACTTATGAAATACTTCTTGCTGTAACCAAGGTTTTGTGCGAGTTTGTATAGTTTTCCATTTTACATTATCAATTGAATCTATTACTGTCTTAACATCAACATCATATTCAGATAATGAATTTAATATTTTTTGTAGTTCATCTATAGTTGTTAATTCATCTATAGATAAAATTACATATCCATCCTCAAATCTGACATTAAAACTGTCATCAAGCCATTTGTCAGTTTTAATACGGACAGTATCAAATCCATCAAAGATGTCAATTTTTGTTCCTGATTTTTTAAATGCTTTGACAAGAACTTCACGATAGAAAAATATTCTTCTGGCAATATCAGACAAACCGTCAGCACCATGATAAATGGCATAAAATCCTGCCATGTTTGCTAGAAGAGCTTGTGCTGTACAAATATTACTAGTTGCTTTATCTCTTCTTATATGTTGTTCTCTGGTTTGTAATGCTAATCTTAATGCTGAGTTACCCTGACTATCAACAGATTGTCCAACTATTCTACCAGGTATTTTTCTTTTATATTTTTCAGTTGTGGCAAAAAATGCAGCATGAGGACCACCAAATCCCATAGGAACTCCAAATCTTTGCATACTACCAATCGCAATATCAAATCCAAGTTCTCCTACAGGTTTCATGATTACCTGTGCCATTGGATCAACAGCAGCTATTTTGACACACTTATATACATCAGCAACTCTAAGTAATGATTCTGGATCTCTTAACTTACCATGATTATTGGGTAACTGAACTAACAATCCAAAAGCATTTTCAAAATCAATAAGAGGTATTGAATCATCAAAATCAAGTTTTAATATTTCAATTCCTAATGGTTTTGCTCTTGTTTCTAGAACTGCTAAAGTTTGAGGAAAAATTTGACTATCAACTAAAAATTTATTTTTATTTTTAACAGACCCATATGCCAATATCATTGCTTCTGCTGCAGCAGTTCCCTCATCTAACAAAGATGCATTTGATATTGGAAGTCCAGTAAGTTCTGTAACTAATGTTTGATAATTAAATAATGCCTCTAATCTACCCTGTGATATCTCTGCCTGATATGGTGTATAAGATGTATACCAAGCTGGATTTTCAAATACATTTCTGAGTATTACTGGAGGTGTAATTGTTCCATAATATCCTTGACCAATCAAACTTCTTTTTACAATATTTTTTTCTGCTATTTCTTTTAATTCTGTAAGTGCTTCTTGTTCACTACAACCCTCTGGTAAATTATCATCACCACGAAGTAAAATAGAATCTGGAACTATTTCTCTTACAAGTTCATCAATAGTTGATACACCTAAAGAATCTAACATTTTAGATTGTTCTTCTGGTGTAGGTCCTATGTGTCTATGAAAGAATTCTGACATATTAAGATTGTTTTATATCATACTCAATAGTAATTATCTTACTACTTTTTCCAGTGTAATCATGACGTGTTGATTTTGACATTTTTCCACCCAATTGTTTTGCGATACCTTCAAGTTCTACAATCAGGGTATTTTCCAAATCTTCATATGGATTATGATGTCTATCTATTTTCACTTCTTCTCCTTCTTAATCCACTGCTCTTTCAAGTATTCTTCTCTACCATCTTCGGTAAAGACATTCTTTTCATAATCATATAAAGGATGTGGTGCAGCAGAAACCACTGGATCATTAGTTTTATTTTTGATGACAATAAATTTATCTTTTGCAAAAGTTCCTGCTAGATTCACCTCAATCTCATCACTATCTTTCCAGTTTATTTCACCTTTCAGATTAGTATGAAGCATAGCTTCTTGTATCTTGTCAATAATTTCTTGTGTTAGTTTCATTCCTCTATGTCAAAATACCATTTTATAGATTTAATATAATCAAATGTACAAGATAAATCAAAATCACAATTTGTGTTATATTTTCTATCACACAAAAAGTTTCTTAACTTTTCTACAGATTCAAAAGTACCCTGATGGGTATGATTCTCATCGTACAAATGATATTTCATCTTTTTTTATTCTTGAACACTCCTAGTTTTGCTAGTAAGTAGACTGATAATACAGTCCAGAATACTACTTCTAATCCAATATTATTCATGGGTCTTTTTAAAGTTAATCGTCATGATCATCCCAAGGATCTGCTAAATTTTGATTCGCAAAAAATCCTTTATACACACCATAACCTGCTAACAAAACAGTAATTACAGCGATTGATATACCAAAAGTATAATTGGGATTAAATGTAAAATGAGGGATTAAAGTGTCATTACATTTAGCAATTTTTTCTGGATCATTCCATGTACCAGGTAAAGTATACACTGGTGGACATGCTAAAAAGAAATCTAATGCCCATTGATAGTGTGCTGGTGTAATCATTAATTAAAAACAGAATCAGGTTCTAATGCTATGTAGTAAACTAAACTCATATTAGTGTTAGTAAACTTTGATAATAATTTAGATGAAATTACTACATCATAAGCACCAGGTATAATTTTTATATTTTCAACTTTAAAATTAAAAACAAAATCCTTATCAGTTTCACCTACAACAATAGCAAATTCATTAGAGGTATCATTTTTCTTATCACGAACAACTAACTTAATTACTCCATCTTTACCAACAGCAGATAAATCTGGAAGTTGGTATACAGCTGCTGCCTTAAGTAATTTGTCTAGTGTAACACTTTCTATTTGAAAACATACATCTTTTGTTGGAAGATCTATTTCTTTTTCTGGAGGAGTTACAATAACTTGAGGATCAGCAAAGAAATATTTTACTCTACGTTTTCCTTCCCGAATCGTTAGATATGTATCCTCGCTAAAATCTAAATTAGGATCTTGATGTAGACTTAATCCATTTAAAAATTGATTTAGATCATAGATTCCAAATTCACGAGGAAAGTCTTCATTAATATCTGCTTCTGCGAGAATGTTTTTCGCAACTGACATTGTACGAAGTTTAGATCCTTTTTTTACAAGAATTGAATTATTAATACCCGCAAAGTTTTTTAAAACCATTAGGGTGTTATCACATAGTGTCATAGTTGTATTCATTTAAGGCATTTGTTCAAAATTTCCAGATGGCATTGACGGTTCGCCATAGTGGTTATCGAAGTGTAATAATAGCATAGCATAATGTATGACTTTCATCAAGTCCTTCTTATTCTTTCCGTCTTTATTTCCATATCTACTACCATACTTAAGTATGTTTGCTTGACAAAAGGCAGCAGCAAGTTCTTTTGATGCCATTAAATCAATTGTCTGAACATTACGATACTCATGAGACTTACCAGTGTAATGTCCTTGATAAGTTGAAGATACGTACTCTTCAATATCTTTCAGAATTTCTTCTTCATGGTATTTAAAATAGTGTGCCATTTTTCTTTTTTCTGATTCTTCAATTGCTTGTAATGTAAATCCATCATCATAATATGAAAAATGATGTGCTCGTTGGTCATCTACATCTGCCATGTAATCATCACCAGAACATTGGTCATAGTAATCGTTTTCATAATCTAGACCATCATTTTCAAATTTTTCTTTTTTCATAATTGGATAATCTTTATCAAATGTTCCGTTTAGAATTGACGCTGCTAAACTCCACGCATTAACCATATGTAA